AACCACTATAAATATTAGTAGAGAAGTAAATTATGGCATACAGTAGTTCAAATAGCGGGAATGTAAAAGTGACTCCATTCAGTGGAACAAGCAGTGGAGGTGCGACTTACAAAGGGTTTAGCACCGTTGCAGGTGTTAAATCAAACCAGCTTTATGATATGGATATTATTAAACAAGATTTAATTAATCATTTTTATACTCGAAAAGGTGAAAGGGTTATGAATCCAAACTTTGGTTCAATCATTTGGGACTTACTTTATGATCCATTGGACGAATCGACCAAAGAAGATATTTTAGAAGACTGTAAAAGAATTGTTAAAACTGATCCAAGAGTGAGTCTAGTCTCTTCGGTCGTTGAAGATTTTGAAAATGGTTTGAGTGTACAGCTTACCTTAAATGCTAGACCGTTCGATAAAAGAATTAACCTACAATTAGAATTTGAAAGAGAAACATTATAATGAGTCAGATAGTAAGACAAAATAATTTATTTTCAGCAGAAGATTGGCAGACAATCTATAGAACATTTTCACAGGCAGATTTCAAAGCATATGATTACGATTCAATTCGTGATTCAATGTTAAATTATATTCAAATAAATTATCCTGAAGACTTTAATGACTATATTGCATCAAGTGAATTTATCGCTATCATAGACTTACTTGCATTCTTAGGTCAAAGTTTAGCTTTCAGAACAGACTTGAACTCTAGAGAAAACTTTCTAGATACTGCTGAAAGAAGAGACTCAATAATTAGATTAACAAAGTTAATTAATTATAGACCAAAAAGAAATACACCGGCTAGAGGACTTTTAAAAATTACAAAAATTAAAACTACAGAACCTTTGCAAGACTCTTCAGGAAATGAATTGACTAATGCAAACATCAATTGGAACGATGCAAATAATACTGATTGGTATGATCAATGGTTAACAGTTTGTAATTCAATTTTTAATTCAACGAATAAATTTGGAACTCCTAATAAATCAGCTACACTAAATTCTATCAAAACTGACATCTACAATTTAAATTCTACAACAACACAATCAGCTGTTAAGAATTTTACTGAATCAGTAGATGGAATTAGTACATCAATTGATGTTGTTAAAGCAGACATACATAAAAATGGTTACCTTTACGAAATGTCACCTGATACCAGTGAAGCATATAATTTCATTTACAGAAATGATAACCAAGGATTTAGTAGTGTTGATACTGGATTCTTTATGTACTTTAAAGAAGGTGATTTAGGATTTCAAGATTACACATTTTCAAACCCATTGCCAAACAGAACAGTTAACTTAAACTTTTCAAATATAAACGATATGGATGTTTGGGTACAAAAAGTTAATACAAATGGTGTGCCTACAGAGAAATGGGAATCAGTACCAGGCTTATTTGGACAAAATACAATTTATAACAGTTTAGCATTAAACACAAGAAACATTTATGCTGTACAATCAAGAAACAATGATCAAGTATCAGTAATGTTTAGTGATGGTAATTTTGGTAATGCACCTAAAGGAAGTTTTAGACTTTACTACAGAAGAAGTAAAGGCCAAGGACAAATTCTTAAAAAAGACAGAATTCAGAATCAAGAAATTACAATCAGATATAAAAATGTTAGTGGACAGGAATATACTGCAACAGTATCATTGACATTAACAAACACTATTTCAAATTCACAATCAGCTGAAACTGATGCTGATATTAAAAATAACGCACCAAAATCTTTTTACACACAAGACAGAATGGTTAATGCTGAAGACTACAATATTTTTCCATTAACACAATCAACTACAATACAAAAAATGAAATCACTGAACAAAACACACATTGGTCATTCAAGATACATTGATATTAATGATCCTACTGGTACAGTTAAAAGTGTAAATGTATTTGGTGAAGATGGTGTATTATACAAGAATCCAAACTTTACTTTAAGTACTGAGGAAATCACAGGTACTATAGTTGATACAACAAGTTATACATATATTATTGAAAACATACTTGCACCATTAGTAAAAAAAGTACAACTACAAAACTTTTATTTTGACACATATAAAACTGCTGTAGAAACAGGCCACGATGCAAATCAATTTATAATGAATTTAGCAGGACAGAAAGTGTTATGGCAACCATTTGCTGTTGCAGGTAAATCAAGTACAGGTTTCTTTTATATTGGTAATGCTCCAATTTTAAATACAGGAAGACCGAATGAAGGACAATTAATCACAGTTTATAACAACCCAGACGGATCTGATGAGAAGCTTGGCTTTATTAGACCAGGAACCAAATTAGAATTTGTTGACGATTATACTACACCAACTGTAACAACTTGGGCCACAGTAGTAAGCATAAGCAATGATGGTAGTGTGTTATCTAATGAAACAACAGGATCGATTGTTTTAGATCAGTCAATTACAGCTGGAATGAAAGTAAGAAAAATACTTCCAAATTTAAGAACTAAACTAAACACTTCAGAAAAATCTTTAATACAAACTGAAATGGAAAAAGGTGTTGATTTTGGTATTGGTTTTCATTATAGAGATGCAAGTACAAAAACAGAAAAATGGTATTTGATTAGTGATGATTATATTGATATTACTAACGACTTCGGTGTAACAAACAATCAATCACACGGTGGTGCAACTACGTTAGCGGCAGACACGTCTTGGTTGATATATGCCAATTACATACCAGCGGCGGATTCTGCAAGTAATCCAAAATATGAATTTAAAATTAGAGGTTTAGATTATGTGTTTGAAAGTGATCAGGAAGTTAGATTTTATTATGTTCCTGAATATAAAAATATTGATACGGCAACTGGAAAAGCTGTTAAAGACACAATTGAACTATTAGATATTAATAAAACGGTTGCTGTACTAGGTAATCCGTCAAGCACAGACAAACTAGCAAACAAAATAACTTTTAGTGTTAGTGATAGTTTCGTCGAAGCTGATGGTTTTGTTGATACTAAGAAAATAAAACTTACAAATATGGACACAGATAATGATGGTATGCCTGATAATCCTATTGCTCACGAAGATGTTATTAATAATACAAACAACATATTCTTTATAAGCTATGATGATTACGATGGTTACACATATTATAAAACAACAAATGGTGTTTCAGCTGTTGGATCATTAACAAATACAGGTTTAGAATACTTAACAAGTGATAATTTCTTTTACTTGAATGGTGTCAAATTAACAAATGGTATTGCAAACTCTTATACAGCAAGATACGGAGTAAGCGGAACTACTGTTTATAAATCATTTGTTGGTAGAGCATTTAATACTACAAATAAATTTTTCTTTCAATATAGACATTCTGCACCAAGAGATCAAAGAATTGATCCTAGTGTATCAAACATTATAGAATTGATAATATTACAAACTGAGTATTACAGAAATGTGATAAATTGGTTTGCATCAAGTGGAACGTTAGCAAACTATCCAATTGCACCAACATCACAAGAAATTAAAAATAATTTAATTGATTTAGAAAAATATAAATCAATTAGTGATCAGTTAGTTTATACATCTGCATCATTTAAATTATTATTTGGTAGTACTGCTAGTGAAGTAAACCAAGCTGTTTTTAGAGTAGTTAAAGTGCTAGGTTCAACTTACACAGATAACCAAGTTAAGACAGAAGTAATTAAGGCAATTAATAGTTACTTTAGAATTACAAACTGGGACTTTGGTGATACTTTTTATTACAGTGAATTGGCCGCATTTATTCACAGACAGTTGTCAACACAAATTTCATCTGTTGTGATTGTGCCAAAAGATGCTGAATCAAAATTTGGAGACTTATTTCAAATTAAAGCCGCAAGTAATGAATTATTCTTTTCAACTGCACAAGTTGATGATGTTGAGATTGTTTCAGGACTAACAGGCGCTAACTTGAGATCAACTGGGGGAAATTAATAAATGGCTTACGGTAGCGGAAGTAGTGGATCGAGCAGTAGTAGTTCTTCTACAACTTCATCTAACTCAAACTCAAGTGTTGGCAATTCAGTTTCAACAACTGATAGTAAAGCCAAAGCTATAAGTTTCTTACCTGAAATACTTCAAACTGAAAAACTAAAAAACTTCTTTGATGGAACAGTAGAACAAGTTTTTAGTAAAGCAGATGATGTTAGGGTTACAGAATACATTGGTAGGAAATCTGATGTATACTATAGACCATACAAAGACAATTACAAAACAGAATCAGTTAAAAACAGAAGAGCATATCAATTAGAACCAGCTGGTATCATTAAAGATCCAAGCAGTAAACAAATACGAGATTCTGTTTTTTACAGTGAAGTATTAAACTACATAGATAGTGAGAATGGAAAAACAATTGATCAAAATAGATTGTTTGGTCAAAAGCATTATACATTTTCAGCACCAATAGATTATGATAAATTTATAAATTATGAAAATTACTATTGGTATCCAAGTTTAGATTTAAACGTGCCTGCTATTATTATATCAGGTGTGGTTGAATCGTTTGAGTCCGTTGCAAACTCTAAAACGTTCGTATTAGCATATCCAATCACAACCAATGACATAGTAGAAGTCAATGGTGTTGCAACAGTTGATTATGAAGCAACAGGTTTAAGTTTATCATTTGCCAACAGTTCAATTAACGTTGTAACTGGAGATAAAATTACTGTTAATCATAGAGTTGATCCTAACAATATTATTGGTTCAAAATCTTATACTTCTCCCAATGGTGTCAAACTCAGCTCTGGTATGTTAATACAATTTAGTGACAACTCATTAGTTGGCGCAACGTATAAAGATAAAAAAGTTTATGTAGAAGGTGTAGGTTCAAAAGAAGGTATATCATTAGTTGAAACATCAGATGTTGAGACAGAATTGTTTCTGAAAGATACATTCATACCTTGGGATAGAGCTGACACAATAGCACAAATAGATACTACTAAAGGTTTTGATAGTGAACGTTATGACACAATACCTGATGTAGCTACAGCAGATTACATTACAATCAACAGAGGTTGTAAAGATAAAAATCCTTGGTCAAGAACAAATGGCTGGGTGCATAAAGACAATATTACAAATTACAGAACTTATCAAGAAGAAGTTCCAGAATTTCATCCTTTTGATTCTATAACAGAAACTATCAGAGGTTGGGATGGAGGATACTTTGACTCAACAACAATCTTTAGAGAGTCAACTTTCCAATTATCACAATCAAGAAAAGGACAGAGACCAATTATTGAATTTAATAAAGACATTGAATTATATAATTACGGTGCTGAACATATTCAAACTGTTGATGTGCTTGAAACAAGTGCAACTATCAGTGACATCGAAGATGAATCATCATATAGAATTGACGACATATTATTAGTAGAAGGATATAAAGTTTTATTTGTAAATCCAAACTCGCAAACTGATTTTGTTACTTGGGATGCAAATACTGATCCTTGGGATAATGATTCTGATGGTGATGGTACTCCTGATGCAGGTTGGGATATCAAGTCTAGTTCATTTAAAGCCTCATCATCAATATACGAAGTAAAATTTGTAGGTGGTAAAATTAAACTAAGAGCATTAGATGATTCAACTTACTATTCAGGAACAGAACTTAAAGTAAAAGATTTAGATAAAGTCACTATAAGACTTGGTGGTACTAATGGTGGTAAAGAATATTATTGGAACGGATATGAATGGAAAATAGGACAACAAAAAACTGGTGTAAACAAAGCTCCTAAATTCAATCTATATGACACAGATGGATATGCTTTAGGAAATACGAGTATATACAGTTCATCATCATTTTCAGGAAATGAAATTTTTGGATATACTGTAGGTACTGGAACAAACGATGAGTATTTAAACTTTCCATTATCATACACTGACTATACAAGTTTAAGCACAATTGGATTTAAAAATTATCTAGAAAGTGAAACAAATGGCTCAGCTGGTTTTAAGTATTATAAACAAAACAGCTATAAAAATATTTTACAAGATACATATGATTACAAAGTAATAGTACAACCTGCAAGTAGTACTGGAAATAGATTTTATGTAGATAATGTTGAACAGCAAAACTTAATCTTAATCAGGGGCAACAAATATGTGTTTAATCTAGATGATAGTTCATTTACATCTAGAGGATATTCAGATGCATCTCATCCTTTCTTATTAAGTTCTACAGAAAATGGTTCACACGCAAGTGGTACGTCATATAACACTGGTGTAAAATATTTCCATAATGATATTGCAGTAACTGAAACAGTATTTCATAGTGCAACATTTGATAGTGCTTCTGTAACAAAAAGAAAAATAGAATTCACGCCAACAGCAAGTACACCAGATCAACTATATTACTATTGCAAAAATCATAGCGGTATGGGTGCAGGCATAAGAGTTGTTGATAACTCAATATCTAGTTTAGCTGATGGCACAGTTACTACACATAACAACGAATGGCTATCAGTTAACAATACATCAAAACAATATCTAATACAAGAATTTGAAGTTGAAGATGAAGTTAGCAATGAATTATTTTTACTTGAATCAATAATTGCAAATGATGAAAGTGTACGTGTTTATATCAACAACGTTGAACAACTGCTAGGCATAGATTATGAAATACAAAGTAATCAGTTTATTAAGCTAACAAAAGCGGCGGCTAGTACAGATCATATTTTAGTTAAATTTAGAAGTTTTGATACAAGAGATTTATTTAAAGCTTATTATGAAGTACCAAAAAAACTTAACTAATAATGCATTAAACTTAGATGTAACAACTTATGACTATGGTGATTTATTAAATCATTTTTCAACTGGTGTTACAAATCAAAAAGGTCTAATTGGATTGGCATTAGGAAATAACAATTACAGAGACACAGCACAAAATTTAACATTGAGTGAAAATATTTTACAACACGATGCACCATTCTTGAAATTAGCATCGCACGTAAACAGTGATGACAGAGACATTGTCAAGTCAATAAGACTAGCAGAAACTGATTATACAAGATTCAAATATAAATTCTTAAACAAAATTTTAGAATTAGCTAGAAAAAATGACGTAGGTACTTGGACTGACACTAGGCTTGTTGATACAGCTTTAAAAGAAATTAATAGAAACAAAAAACCAAATGAGTCTTGGGCTTACAGTTTGATGGTATCATATGGTGATACAAAACAAAGTTCTACTACAACAATAACAACAGCAAATAAGACTTGGTCAAATAGTACTAAAAACTGGGCTATACAAGATTATCAAAATGCGTTAATTGATTCATCTGCGGGTGGATTGGTAACTTCATATGCATATAGTCCTGTAACTGATAAAGATTCAAAATCATTGTATGTTTATACTAATGACAAACTTTTAGTAATGAATCAAGATTATGTAGTTACTAATGCTACTGATAATAGAATTGTGTTTATTGGAAATAATAAACCAGCAGTAGGAGATAAAGTTAGAGTAGACTTTTTTTGATAAAAAACAACCTGTGTTTATTCCACCAACGCCATCGAAATTAGGTATATACCAAACTTTTGTACCAGGTGAAATAACTGATAAAGATTCATATAGTGCCGGCGAACAGACGTTCGTGCAAGGACACGATGGATCATTAAATGTAAAATTTAATGATGAAAGAGATAGAGCGTTAATAGAACTTGAAAAAAGAATTTTCAATGACATTGAAACAAAATTTATCGATCCGGACTATGTTGCACCATTATCATATGACGGTTTAGTTTCAAATCACTTCAATACAAAAGACTATTCATATCTAGAATTTAATCAAATATTTAGATCACACATTTATCGTTGGATGACATTTAACGATGTTGATTGGCAAAAGAACAATCCAATATTAGTAGATGGAACTGATTGGAGAACTTGGAATTGGACAGCAATTAAAAATATCAAAGATACAGCAACACCAGGTCACTGGAGAGGAATTTATAAAAAATTCTACGGTACTGATAGACCTCATTCTCATCCTTGGGAAATGTTAGGTTTCAGTATTAAACCAACTTGGTGGGACGATACGTATTCTTGGACTGAAACAGATAAAAGAAATAAACTATTAGATGATATCGAAAACGGAATTATACGTCAAGGTAGAAGAGAAAACATTAAAGATTTATCATACACAGATAGATCAAATGTGTATAGAAGAGATGGATTTAAAACTTATCCTCCGGTAAACTTCCAAGGTGATTTACAAAGTCCAAAAGATGTTGGCTTTGTTCCTAGCAATCCAAATCAAAGAGAAGCAACAATTAACTGGTCAATTGGTGATATTGCCGCGGCAGAGAAGGCATTTCATATTAGTAGTGCTATGCCATTTGCGTTAATGTCAGCTTTATTTGTAATGAAGCCACCACAGTTTGCTGAATTAATGTTTGACACATTAAACATTGAGAACAGTAATATAAACAAATTACAAAAGTTTGATAAAAATACTGGTAAGCGTCATACTAATAATGTGTACGTACACAGAGAAAAAGCTAACACGTCAGTTGCTGTTGGTTCAGGATATCAACAGTATGTTAGTGAAAGACTAATTTATCAAAGTAAAAAACCAGACATTGTATATGGTGGTGTTATAAGAAATATACAGCCACAACTAGCACACAAACAAGGTGCATTTATTGATTACGGTTCTTACAAAGCACAGGCAGAATCATATTCTCCTACATCAAAAAGAACAAGCATATACATACCTGATACAAATATTAATCACTTATTACATATTTCGCCGGCGATACAAAACTCAAGTTATTCAGCTATTATAATTGAAAAAACTATTAGAGGTTGGTCCGTACACGGATATGATATTGGTAAAAATTATTTTAGAACCACTGTAAGTTTAGAAACAGGACCAAGTGCACCAGTAAAAGTAGGTGGAAAATTTCTTGACATTCCTTACTATAGACCAAATCGAACTCTTGTTATAGGCGACTATGTTTTATACGAAGGAGTATATTACAAAGTCAAAGAAGCACACGTTACTGGAGAATCGTTTGATTCAACTAAATTTATGGCAATGGTGAAGCCACCAATGGAAGGTGGAGCGTCAGTAACTTACTACAGAGCAATACGTGAGAATGAAACAGTAGATGTTGAGTATGGAAAAGAATTTACATCGTTACAAGAGCTTTTTGATTTTATAGTCAATTACGGTAGGTATTTAGAAACACAGGGTTGGGTATTTGATTCAGTCAATACTAGTGTACAAGAAACATATAACTGGTTATACTCTGCCAAAGAATTTTTATTCTGGAGTTTAGGAGATTGGCCTGTTGAAAGTATTTTAGCTATATCACCAGCGGCAAACAAAGTTAAATTTAAACCGTTAAATGGTGTTGTTGCAAGTGTTGAGGATATCATTGGTAGTTCATACTCTATATTAGATAAAGATGGAAAACCAATTGACCCATCAACTACAACAATTATACGTGATGGATCACAGGTTCAAATCACATCAGATGAAAATAGACCAATTTATTTTGTAAATTTATATGCGAGAGAAATAGAACACATCACAGTTTTTGATAATGTAACATCATTCAAAGATGTAATTTATGATCCTGCACTATCTATAAGACAACCAAGAATAAAACAGACATTGTTAAGAACTAATGACTGGAATGGTAAATTAGAAGCCAATGGATATTTGATTAGTACTGAAAAAGGTATTGTATCAAACTTTGAAACGTCAGCAAGTGATGTAACAACTTATCTTGATATTGATAAAACAACAAACAATGAAGAACTAAACAGAGCAGGGTTACACACAATTGGTTATCAAAACAGAGAAAGTTTAGAAAACTTAGAAATAGTAGATGAAAGTCAAACAAGATTCTATCAAGGATTTGTAAGACAAAAAGGTACAGTAAATGCAATTGACAAAATTTTAAGAACTGACGTTATTAGTGAAAGACAAGAGATTAATCTTTACGAATATTATGCATTTAAAGTTGGTGAATTTGGTGGTACTGAAATAAATCAATCTATGGAATTTAGACTTGATCCAACTAAGATTAAAACTAATCCGCAAGTAGTTAAATTTTTACCAGTAATTGATAATGTAGTTTCTACTGATATCCTTACTGATGATATTATTACTATTGATGCTGATGACAGTTTAAACTGGACTAAGAAACCATCTGGATCAAAATTATCAAAAGCTATTTGGCCTACTAAAGCTGAATCATTTGATTTACCAACAGCAGGTTATGTTCATATTAATGATACAAATTATCAAGCATTAACAAAAGCAAATTTAAAAACACAATATGGAGATACAGTTGCAAGTAATTTAGATGTTGCAATAGGTTCAACTAATTGGGTAGCTAAAGATGACAACGGTGATTGGAACGTATATAGATTAACTGATACTAGTCACGGAATTGAAAATGTAATTACAATCAATCCATTGACAGTGGCAATGAACGAAACTGCTGGTAAATTAGTTACAACTGCTAATGCAACTATTGAAGCTGTTTTACCAAACAACAAAAGTGCAGATGCAAGTACAATAACAACAACTACATACGGAACAAAAACTTTCCAATTGTCTTTAACTGATCAAGTTATTGAAAAAACAATTAACCTTACAGACTTTGCTGGTGCGAATGCAAATGTTTCTGTAGCCAATGTTGCTGATGGAGTATCGGCAATGGTAGTAACAACTGCTGGTGCAGGATATTCAGTAGGAGATACTATAAGTGCTGATGGAAATGGTGGTTCATCTGCAACAGGAGATGTTGCAAGTGTCAATGGAAGTGGTGGTATAACAGCAGTCACATTAACTAATCCAGGTGGCGGTTTCTTTGGAGAACCAGGAAACGTATCAATTAAAACAGGTGGATCGGATTCAGCTGGTTCAGGTGCTATAGTTAGATTCAAAGGAAACAATCCAACATTCCAAATTAATACAACAATAACAAGTGCTGGTACACCATTTATATTTGGTGAAACTATAACACAAGCAAACACAGGTGCAACTGGTAAAGTTATTAATGTATATACAGATAGTACATCTACAAAATTACACATATATGATCATACAAACTCATTTGATAATACAAATCAAATAACAGGTGGTACATCAGGTGCAACAACATCTAGTTCACATACTGTTACAGCAAGGTCTGGATCTGCACACGGGGACAGTACATTTGGTGCTATATTAAGTTTAGCAGTTAATGATGGTGGAATAAATTATGTTTCTCCAACTGTAACTGTTGAAGGAAGTGCACCAGCAACTGGAGTGGTAAGTGCAACATCAGGTGTAATTGACAAAGCCTATATTGATAACGGTAGCTTTGGTTACAGAAAAGAATTCTCTGCAAATCCAACAATTGGAATCACTATTAAAGATACAGTTACGGATGGCGATAACAAATTTGTTGATTTTACAGATCAATTGATCAAACCGGATTCAATTGCTAATGTACAGATTGTAATCAATACTGCATTTGATGGATCGAATCCACAATTTGATATTGGTACAACAGCAACACCTAACAGTTTACTTTCAAATCAAAGTTTATCTACTAATGCAGTTGCAACATCTTTTGGTACGCCAATTACAAATAGAGCAAATGCTACATTAAGAATTAGATTTGCAACAACAGGTTCAACAACAGGTACTGCAAAGATTTCTGTAAATTATAAAAAAGCAATTTACAATGTATTTGATTTACCAGAAAATGATGTGGTTGCACCAACTATAGCAACAGCATATACAAGTACATTCTTTAATGGCTCAAATAAACATCCTCTTTACATTTATAAAGATGTTAGACTTGCAACTAGAAATTCAGGAATCGATACAGCTAACATTGGAGCAAATTTAGCCGCAACTACAAAAGATTTTGTGTCTAATGTTTGTTCAAGTATTACATTTATTGAAGGCGATAAAGTATGGCTAGACAATGGAGGAGATACTTATTGGTACACAATGACAATGACAGCCAATGCGGCCATCAAAACTATACACGATGATTTATCATTTAATAAAGGTGTTTCATCACAAGGTCCGGTAACAAGTTTGACTGTTAATAATGTTGGTCAAGGATATTTGATGACGCCAACTGTTACAATTACACCACAATTTGGAGATACAACAGGTACAGGTGCAACTGCGACAGCAAAAATTGATTTAATATTAAACACCAATGCCGCAATAACTGTGGTAGCAGGTGAAACCATAACACAGGCCACAACAGGAGCTTCAGGAAAAGTAGTTGCTAGTGTGTCGGGTGCAACATCTGTAACACTTAAAGATTTAAATGGTACAGCATTCTCATTAAACAAAAATCATAACTATAACCTTACTGGTTCAACTAGTGGTGGATTGGGTACATACTTAACAAATGCACGTGGTAATCTTGCCGCAATTAATGGTATAACTTTAACTGCTGGTGGAAGTAACTATCAAGCTACGCCAACTGTAACAGTCACACCACACGCAGATGATCCAAATAATCAAGGCGGATCGAGTTTTTTAAATCCAGCTCTTAGATGGTCCTCTGCATTTAGTATTACGCAGGCAGGTATCACATCTGTAGGTGATGATATTGGAAGTATTAAAATTGGTTCTAATTATTGGATACTTCACTCAGACGTTGATTATGCTCAACCAGATGCAAGTATTAGACAATCAATATTCGATAGCTCAGTTAGAACTAACAAAAAAAATCCGCAGGTTAACACTAAATTATTTTCACAATCTAAATTAACATTGATTGACACTAATGATTATACTAGTGAAGTACCGTTTGAAGTTATTGATCCAATTAAAAATTTAATACCAGGAACGGCTCAAAGAGAATTAAATTATATTACACAATCAGATCCAGCTGTATATACTAATCATTTAAACACAAATAGAGTTAGCATTAACTCTCCGTGGGATGACGAACAAACTGGTTTAACTTGGTGGGATACATCTAAACTTAGATATATTGAGTATGAAAACTTTAGTGAACAATATCGTCAAAACAACTGGGGTAAATTATTTCCTGGATCAACAGTAGACGTATATGAATGGACTGAGAGTTCAGACCTTCCTGCAAGTTACACAGGTGATGGTACAGTTGTAAACAGTACAAACTATTCTGCAATTACTAAGACAAGTAAAGATGGTTTTGCAACTACGAAATATTATTTCTGGACTAAAAATAAAACAAAAGTTGCCGATTCTAAATACAGATCATTATCAACAACACAAATAAGTAGATTGATTAAAAATCCTACTTCATATGGTGTTAATTGGTATGCACCAATCTCATCAACAGCATTGACTGTATCTAATGCAACAAAACATATTACGAATGATTCAATATTTAGATTAAACTATAAAAAAATTGATAAGGATGTGCCAGTACATAAACAATGGATTATGATTAAAGAAAATGATCCAGATACAGTATTAGACAAAAGAATTTGGAATAAATTTACTGATTCATTATCAGGTAAAGATGCAAGTGGTAAAGCTGTTCCTGATACTACAATATTAAGTAGGTATTCTCAATATGGTAATGGTGTAAGACCAAGACAGACTTGGTTTAAAAATCTTAAAGAAGCAAGAAGAATATTTGCATATGAACTAAACAATATATTACAAGTAACTAACCTTGATGTGGATTATCCGGAATGGGAAAATACATTAACTGATACAACTCTATATGACAAAACTGATTATTTTGTAAAAGGATATGATGACAATATTATTGTTGACCTAACAGTCGATTACAAAGCAAACATTGATGTTGCAACACTATCTGATTATGATGTAGTTAAAGTTAACTATGATTACAATAGTAAATCAGCCATATACGTATATGGTGATAGAGAAACAATTCTAAATGGACAGGCTCCGGTTACAACTGCTAACCTTGATTACTCGGCGGGTACAGCAACAACGTCGACTGGTGCTTTTGTTGAAAGTGCAAATGCAGTCATAGACAATGGTAAAGTCACCGTAAGCACGTATACAGGTAAAGCTGACAACCCAGAACTTGTAAGAATCAGTAGTAAAACGTCAACAGCAAAATTAAACAATAAGTTCTGGACAACAACAGATGATATAGCAACAGGTACCAGAGAATGGATGAATGTACTATACACATACTTGTTCCTGGGTTCACAAAAAACTTATTTGAATAATTTATTATTTGCTGGTATTAACTTTATATTTGAAGAGCAAGATAACATTGATTGGGTCATTAAGACAACATATTTTGATGCTGTACAAAAAGATTTATCATTACAACAATCAGTTTCTTATGCACCTGATACATTTAGTTACGTTAAAGACTATATCAACGAAGCTAAACCATATCACTCAAAATTAATTAACTACACTAGTAAAAAACAAACGCCAATTGAAAATGCAAATGTTAATTTAGTTGAAAGTAGAACAAGCAAAGAAACTATAGTGTTTGATAGAATTAGTAAACAGATAGAATTAGTAACTGAAAATCATCCTGATGGTAACACATATACAAGCTTCGATGAAACTAGTGGTACATATACTTCAAAAACTGTACAAGTATTCAGCGATGATACAACACAGTTAATTGAACTAAAGAAAAAGAAAACAAGTACTGAAATCCAAAGCACAGGTGGAGCAGGAGATTTAACTTTTGGTTCGACCAATAGTGCAATTGAAAGAATTGCAAAATATCATTTCGCAAAAGAATTAGAAGCACTTGATACAACATCAGTTGATCAAGTAACTGAGTTTATGAGAAAATTAAGAGTTAAATTATCTCCATTTAGAGATATTGACTTTAACTCATTGATATCAGAAGGCTTTGCTACTGCAACAGACTTCAACCTTTCAAGTTATGCAGATGATGAAACTGTTGAAAGTTTAGGCTTTGACATTTCAGACTTTGATACTTCTCTAAAATGGGATGAAGATGCTGTACAAGATTTCTTTAATACATTGTTCCAGACTTCATTGTTATGGCAACCAAGTGAGGATTATTCAACAAAAATAACAATCGATGGTGATGATAAAATTACAACAAATAATTTTGTGAAATTTAATAACATCGATCACTTCCCAGCCTGGAGTAGTGTAACAGAATACAAAGTTAAACAAGTTGTTCAGTATCAAGGTAAAATTTATAGATGTAACGTTCAACATAAAAATCTATCAGGTGAGAGCGGAATGCAATTTTCTAGATGGGATTTAGTTGATGAATTTATTTACTTTGCGGCTTCAAATCATAAAAGTACTTCTAGTTTTGCCACTGACTATGCGGCAGGCAAATGGAGTTTAGTTGTAACCAAATTTGATGGAGCAGGTTTCTTAAGACCAATGCAAGAAGATAGACCAGAAGAACAATTCTTGATGCAGATGAAAGAGACTCTAAAAATTACAGTTATAACTTATCAAGAGATGGCTCCTGATGTAAAAGATTTAGACGGTGATGGTAATGTAACAGAAACTATGGGCTATGGTGATCAATATGCATTTAGAATTTTCTATGGTAATGATAACAAAGCACAGTTTAAAAGATTACCTAAAGTTTGTGAAACAAACTTAACAGCCAATATAGATTTAACTGTAAATCAAATTACAGTAGCTAATGCTGATATCTTATATGATTCAGTTAGTGTTCCAGATCCAGATACGAATTATGATGCAAGTGGTAACCCAACAACAGCGGCTATTGGAACTATACCTGAAATTACAACAGGTGCAATCAGCGAAGCTAACCCAGGATACATTTGGATTGGCGACGAACTAATAGAATTTACTGAAGTAAGTGGTAATACGTTGAAAAATATACGTAGAGGTGTGCTAGGTACGCCAATTACCAATCATACTACAACTGAAGTTATACACTCATCAAGCTCACAGCACGATATACCAAATGC